TTATGGCCGTGGGGGGCGGAGCAGATTCCTTTGTAGGAGGGCAGTCGATGCCCCATCGAAATTGTGCGTTGCACCGTAACAGTCATGCTTCGGGCTCCTTCGAACTTTTTCGGACGTGGTCTTCGTCGTCGTCGGACGAAGACTCCAGAAGGATGGATTTCACTCGCATGTTGGCGACTTTCGCTGCGTCGTCGACCGCAGTCATGATTTCTTCGACTCCGATGGAGTCGATGGCTTCCACTGCTCGGACGACGGTTGTTCCATCGGCGTTGGTGATGATGAGAACGATGTTCATGCTGTCCTCTGAAGGTCTGTCCACGGTTTGCAGTACTTCGCTTCGATATACGATAGGACGAAGACGCACCACCCTATCGCGCCTAGATGGTCGTCGTCAGGGAAGTTGCCGGAGTTCATCTTGACGGTGTGCACGATCATGTGGTTGTAGGCTTCATCGGCGAAGGCACGAGCATTTTCTTCCGTCTCTAGGCAGAGCTTCCAGTTGTTGATGCCATGCTTTTCTGCTCCGAGTCCGAAGCGGAGGGCAGTTCGACGGAGCCCGTCTCCGGGCACGAGATGGAAGGGCGGAGCTTTCTCAGAGCGCGTAGCCCCGCCGGGGAGTATGAGCTTTTCGCCGTCTTCGTTCTGAAAGCGAGGTTCGGTTTCTTTCGTCATCTCAACTCCAATTGAAGGTGGGCGAGCGAAGAGATGAGTGCGCTACTTGAGCGTCGGATAGAAAGACCGAGTCTTTCGTCCGTCCATTACTCAGGAAGGTGAGGATCACGAATGGAGCGCTGTCGCCGTCCACAGCTACCTCAACCCTCATCTCGCGATTCGCCAAGCATTGGATCGTTTCCACGTCGTTCCTTTCGACTGCTCAAATGACCGCTGGGACATGATTTCAGCCCAATTTGCCGCTAGGTCTGTTTCTCGATACATCCTGTCGCCGGCGCTGCGGTCATTTCAGAAGTCGAAGGACGTCGAAGATGACGGACAAGGTGTTTTTCGATCACGTCGACGAGGTTGAGGTCGACTGGCCAATCGTTATCTCCGTAGTCGGTACACGCGGCACGCAGTGCCTGGACGATCTCCTCCCGTTCTGCGGTCCATCTGGCAGCCTTTCCCTCGTACGTGTCGTAGCCGAGTGCTCGGAGACATTCCTGCAACATCGAAAGCCATGCGCGCCGCTTACCGCTCTCATACCCTGCCTCGTACGGAATTTCTAAACCAAGCATACATCCTGCCAATCAAACGTGAGTTGAATCCATACGATGCAGTTCGGGCAGAACGCAACTTGATGGATCGACGATCCGTCGTGGAGCCAGCAACATCCACAGGGTTGAGGGAAGTAGACGATATCGATCCGTTGGTAGAAGAGCGTGCGAAGAATGCCGGTCTCGTTAGACGACGCCCATCCCCGAGACCGGCAGAGAAGGATGAACGATCACTCAGCGGCGGAGGCGACTTGGAGGTACGCATGGGCCCGCTGAGCGAAGGGCGTTACGCGCCGAGGCTTTGGAAACGCGCGATCTTGTTCCGAGCCGGGTAGACCTCGGTCGGGTTGTCCGGGTTCTTCCGTTCCTTCTCCACCTGAACGACGGCCTGAACTTCCAAGCCGACGAGCTGATCGGTGTCTTCCAGAACGAAGTCCTCGTCATGCCCGGCGGCCTCGAGCAACTGGCGTGTCCGGAACATGCCCTCTCCAGACAGCATGAGATTCTCGAAGAGCTTCCGACCGTGGAACTCCTCGGCCTCGTCCGGTCCGAAGACGGTGAACTGAACGGAAGCCATCGGATTGCCCTTTTCTTTCGACTTCTTGAACTCGGCCTTGTCGGCCCGGATATGGTATATGGCCTCCGGAAGGGGCTCGCCCTTCGGCATGTCGGCGACGCGAACGGCAGGAATCTGAACCAAGATGCACCTCTCTGACTGTTGATAATACGGCGACTACGTTGCTGCAGCCGTCGCTTCTTCCTTCTGCGGATTCTTCGCATCCGACGGCGTCAAGCGTTTCAACGCCGATACATCTCCCGTCATGTAATTGATCAACGCCCCGATGTCGGGATTGCATCGGAGGGGGAGCGGTGGGAAGTTCTCCGGCAACCGGACGCGAGCTGGGCTTCCACCCTCACCCTTTGTCACCATGCGGTGCTGGCCGGTGATAACGCGGAGTCGGACGGTCGCGTCGGGCCAGCCAGGAAGCTCACGCGGAAGTTTCTGTCCTGGGAGTTCGGGTGCTGCGAATTGAGGTTCGGCATCCGACCCACCGAAGAGTCCTTCCCGCGCGATGATGTACAAATGTCCGTGAAGTTCGAAGAGCTCCTTATAGAGTTGCCTTCCTTTCTCGGCGAGATAGCCGTAGGCTTGCCGCGGGTCTTTCCCATCGCCCTTGTTCGAGATTCCGTGCAGGTCGCCCCAACCTTTCAGCTCCGTGAACCGGTCGAGGGGCATCTCGCCCCACTGCGTGACGGAGTCGAGGACGACGGAGCCGAATTCCGTTTCCTCATACTCGATCTTGCCCGGTTTCTTCTTCATTTCCCGGACGATCTCGATCAGCTCGGCGTGGGACGTAAACGGAACGAATGGAATGGCTGACGAAGCGAGAGACAGCAGCCCGTGCGTCTGCCCAAGCTCGCAAGCGAGAACGATCGGTGCCATGCCGGCGTCGACCAAGGAACGAATCGATCGCGTCTTCCCCGCGCCCGCCGGTCCGTAAGACAGAACTGTTCCGAACGTGGCTTTCAGAAGGTCTGTCCGACTCAGCTTCGGCAGGCCCTTCTTTGGGGGGATGGCCATGTCTTACTTCGTCGCCTCGGTGTCGTCGGTCTCGTCTTCGTCATCGTCCGACGCATCGAGTTCCTGAATGAATTCCTCGACCTCGCCGGCGACCGCTCCGAGATCGAGCTCGCCGTCCGGGTCTTCCTTGTTGACTTCCGTGAGAATGAATTCGCTGACTTCCTTGACTAGATCGGTTCGGTTCATGTTTGCTCTCCGCTGGTTGATGGTTGATGGTTGACTGACCGAGGTTGACCGTCGACTAACCTATGCTCCCCTCCTCACACGCTCTGCGCGCGGACCCTTTGGTGATGGAACGATCTCGAATTCGACGGTATCGCCTTCCCGAAGCTCGTTGAAAGACACGCCCTCAACGCACGATCGGTGGAAGAAATACTCCTGCGCGGCTTCTTCGTCCCGCAGGAATCCGAAACCCTTATCTGTGATGATATGTTTGACCTTTCCCTGTCGGCGTTCATTGCTCATTTGCCATCTCCGATCGTCGCTCCTCTTTTGTTTTTCGGACCTTTTCTCTGAACCCTGCAGATCTCCATCGCTCCGCAAGACCTGCAGCGTGTTTCGCGCGGCGGTCATCCGTCCAGGAACTCGCAACCTTCTGGCATACCTCTTCCGTCATAGCGTTTCGAATTGAAGCGGTTGCTCGACTTCAACGCTATGCGGATCCTGCATTCAAAGCACTGCATACGCGCATGAGTTCGATGGATTTCTCAGAGTGCGTCCAGCCGCCTGTTCCGCCACGTATCGCGCGATTAAGGAGAGGAACGCCTTTCGCAATGAGTCGTGGGATCAGTTGTGACTCGATAGAGACCGCTTCTTCCCATGTTGCAACGACACAGATAATCTGCATACGTGGGAGCTCGTTTCGATCGAGGATGGAGCTGATCCACTGATCGATGTAAGGGGCGTGGCCTTGTCGATGAAAGTAGTGGTAGAGACGGTGTATCGGGTCGACTGTCTGGCCAATATGCCGAATCACGTTCTGCGGATCGCGCAGGTAGTAGACGTATCGCGTCATACTCGCTCCTGCTGTTGCCGAGTAGGATAGTGACCGTCAAGCGCGTCGGCACAAATCCGTTTGACTTCTGACGGCAGATCGCTCTTCCCGACGATCCACTGAAGGTAGTCTTTCGGAACATGCTTGAGGGGTGTTCGGGCGTGCTTCCCGAAATTGATAACAGGCTCCGCTCCTCGCCAAACGAACTTTCCGGAAGAGTCGATTTTCGTTGGGTCGGGCGGGAAGCAAAGGGCGTGAAGAGCGTCGACCGAACGTGGGAAGGGAGTGCTTCGTGTTTTGTCTCCTGCGTCTAACATCGCAAGAGCGACGTCGTAAGCGTCCTTCGCGTCGCCGAGCGCACGGTGGTTGGATGTCGGCGCTCGGCCGAGGAAGTGTTCGACCGCGTCTGTCAACCGACGAGGCTCGAGCGTTTGCCAGAGGCGGTAGGCGTCGATGAGCTTCGCTCCGTCGTAGGTCCAGTCGATGCTGAACCGAGACATTTCGTCCTTGAGGATTCGAAGATCGAAGAGAAGGTTGTAGCCGATGAAGTCGACGTTTTTGAAGCCTTTCGCGATGTTCGAAGCGAGTTGGCCGAAGTGAGGGGCGGATGCAACGTCTTCGTCTCGAATGCCGTGGATGCGGGTGGTTTCTTGGGAGATAGGCACGCCCGGATTCACGAGATGAGACCATTCTTTTGGTGGACGGTTGACAACCGGCTCTTCTCCCGGCAACTCGCTTGTGAGGACGGGTGGGGTCGTCGACGTCGGAAAGTACATGATAAAGCCGATTTCGACGATTCTCGGGCTGGTGAGGTCATGGACTTCAAGATCGAGTGAGACGAGAGGACGAACGAGTCGGATCATATTCCAAGCATCCTGGTGACGGTAGGCCCTGCTTTCTTCAG